GACCACCAGTACCCTTGCTGCAGGTCCTTGGCCGCGATCGTTCCAGCCACCCACTGCGAGTAGGGCCCCACCGCGGTAACGTTGGCCGCGTTCTGCACCGGGGTTCCTGCGGAATTGATCGTGACGCCCGTCGGGATGAGGCCCAGGTCGAAGAATTTCTCCTGCGGATAGCAGAGCACGGCCCGGTCGGAGCTGGTGTCGAACACGTTGCCCGCGACGCCGCGGTTGGCGATCGCAGTCGCCGGAGAGATCGACGGCGGCGAGTCGATAAGCGCTATCGCGCGAATCGTAAACGCCGTGGAGACCAGCGCGCTGGCGGCGGCGGCATCCTGCGAGTAGCCGGGCGCGATCAGAATCTTCGGAAAGAATCCCATCGTGCCATAGGTCGTGCGCAGCGCCTGGATTCCCGTATACATGGTGCCGGTGACCGAGCCGACGACGTCGCTGTCTTGCATTTTGCTCGGGTCAGCGTAGCTGAAAGAGAGACTGAGCGCTTCGCCGGTGGTGATTGCGCCGCCTGCCTTCTGCGTCACGATTCCATTTATGGGATCGAGCGTATAGTCAGTCCCATTTATATAGGTAGTCGAGCCGGCGCCGTTCTTGACGACCACGTTCCAGACGCCCATATGCCCAAGGTTGAGTATCTGCGGCCCCGACGCGGGCATCGCCATCGCCTGGGCCGTGATGGCGGTATAGTGGACATAGGGATTGAAGACATTAACCACGATCACCTGGCCGGCGCCCTGGGCCTGAATGGCCGCGAGCGCGTAAGGAATCGTGTATCCCTGCATCAGCGGCCCATACGCGGCGGCCGAGCCGGCGATATTCGGGTTGGCGGTGAAATTGACCAGCGTGGGCGCCTGCAACACAGTGCCGGCGATGGTGACCAGCTTCCAGACCGCGGTGCCGTCGGCGCTGGTGGTGTTGAGCGCGGTCGCCCAGGTCGGTGCCGACGTGCCGGTGGTGCCGGCAGTGGAGCACTGCTGGATGTTGCCATTGGGATCGACCACTTGCTGGCCGGCCGCGACGACCCAGCTGGGCTGCCACATCGCCGGCGCGCCGACTGCCGCCCACAGCGGCGCGGAGCCGACCAGGCCGATCACTGCCGACTTGACGACCGTGATCGGGACCGGTCCGGTGGAGGTTTCGATCGTTTCAATTCCGTGTAGAAAGCTGGCTGGCATCTTCTTTCACCTTCTTTTAATGCCTTCGGGAGTTTGCCGCTCCGCTTCGTCTAGTTGGTCGGGGCCGTTGGCGATGAGGAGCTGCCGGCGACCGCGGTGACGGTTTCGGAATAGGTATAGACGACGTTGACCGTCGCGCCCGATGGGATCGCGCCGCCCGTGGCCCGGGTAATGATTCCATTGACCGCGTCCAGCGTGTAGTCAGTGCCGGCGAGATAGGGATTGCCGCCGCCAGCCGGAGTAATTACAGGGTTCGCGACATTAACCACTGGCAACTGGATCACGCCCTGCGAGTTGAACGTGTATGCGGCCTGCGTGGCGACTCTGGCGGTCTGCCCGCCATCTTCCAGCGCGATGCCCTTGATGAAGAGCGGGAAGTTATCCTGCGTTGACGCTTCGAGCGCCATCGTCTCGAGCGCATAGAGCGCCGACCAGGTCCATACGGCACCTTGCGGGTCGCGGCCCAGGAACTGTTCCCGCAACGGGAACAGCTTGCGGCATCCGGGAAGCTGCAGGCCGGTCAGCGCGGCGCGGATCGCTTCGAGCAGCGCGTAGGCGCCCGGGTTCGGTCCCGACGGGTCGGCGCCGAAACTCCATCCGAGGTCGCGCACCAGCAGGATGATTTCGAATTCGAGGCGGCGCGCTTGCACCACCGCTGCCGTATCGATCAATGCTCCGTAGGTTGCGCCGCGCCAGGCCACCAGGGCCGCGCCGATGCGATGGGTGAGGCGGTAGGCGGCGGGCTTGTCAGGAAATTGCGCGATCTCGATCGCGGTTACCTGCGCGCGAAGCTGTGCCGCGATTGCAGACTCAAGGGTTGCGATATCGAGCGGCGTGGGCGGCGAGAAAGTCTGACCGACCCAGGGGCTATCGAGCGTCACTCCCATCGTCAAAATCCCTTCAACGTGCCGCGGCTGAAAACGCGCGGCGGCACCGTGCCCGAGCGATCGCCGCCCGCATCAGTTACGACCGCGCCCGACGCCTCGGGCGGTTCCTGGTTATCCGGCGCAAGGCCCAGCGTAAGAGTGCCGTCGGCGACGCGCACTAGGACCGCCACCGCGTCTTCGTAACGCTTGCGCGCCTCGGCCAGATCGTGCAGCGGGCGCAGCGCCTGCAAACGGTACATCGCGACGTCGCAGGTCAGGCGAGCGAGCACGGCAGGCGGATCGCTGAGCGGGAGGGTGAAACGGCTTTCCAGATAGCCGTCGATCTCGGCCGAGGCGTCGGCGAGCGCCTGCTGCAGGACGATTTGATTGACGAAGGTCTGAGTCGGATCCTCGTTGGTCAGCTGCACGAGATCGCGATTGGGGTAGCGTGCGATCATGTCGGAAGGCTGCGCGTAGACCATGATAATTCCTTGGGCAAATAATTCCTTGTCGCTTGCCTCGTTCGCCTAAGCAGGCGGGCGGCCCGGAACGGAGCCTCGCGGCGTCCGTCCCAGGCTCGCATCGGGGGGAGAGGCTAGGCGAGGTACTCGCTGACGATCAGGTCGGCGCTGTTGCGCCAGATATTGGTGGTGGGCACGGAAGAACTGGCGCCGGCGCCGGCCATGAATTCCGAATTGAGCAACTGGCGGCCGACTTCCTCGAGCGACGGCGGCACGACCAGGTAGACGCCTTTGCGGCTGGAGAGCGCGCCGAACGGTATTCCGCCGTCGGTTTTGATCGCCCGCATCGCTGCGCGCGCCGCGCCATAGTTAGTCGGATTGCTGAGGTCGGTATTGCTCGCGTAACAGAGCTGCCACAGCCCGACGCCGGTGTTGGCGCGGCCGTCGACGCCGTAGCGGAACTCGCGCCGGTTGAAGACCGCCTCGTCGGTGAGCGTGTTCATCCGCGTGACTGCGTACTCGCGGCGCAGCTGGAAGATGAACGGCCGGATCGGACGCGAGGCGTCGACCAGGAACCAGTAGGCGCCGCTGCCGCTGGAGTTGATATTGGCGACCTGTGTCGGCGTGTTCCCCATCAGGCCCACCGGATGAGAAGCCGAAAAGAAGGCCTGGCCGTCGTACCCGAGTACGGAGGAGGGCGTGTTCACGGCCGCCTTGATGGTCGTGAAGAGCAGCATGTCGGGATGGACCTTGGTGTCCCAGCCGAGCTGCTCGATGACCGGCTCGTAAACGCCGTAGGTATCGTCTTCGACGTCGTTGCGGTCGATCCCGACGGTGTCTTCGAAGTTCTTGTTGACGATCGTGTAGGCGTGAGACTCGAGCGCCTGGACCACGCGGCTGCCGAGCCACTCGCGGAACTTGGTGGTGCGGCCGAGCCACGGGTAGGTCGTCTGCCGCGAGCCCGAGCGCACGATCGAGGCGATCTGCTCGTAGTAACTCGGCGGCGCTTCGAACCCGCGCTGAAAGATAACGTCGAAGCCGGTGAACAGTGCGGTGAGATTTGATGCGCTGATTTCCATCGTTGCTACCGTGTGAGCCCGCGGCGCGGCCGCGAGCGGCTGAAGGGTTGGTCGGTCGTCCTAGACCGCGAGTGCCGACTGATGCCAGAAGTCGACCCAGACCTGGCCGCTGGAGTCGAGGTTCATGATGGTGCCGGCCACGCTGCGCGAAGGCGCGCCCCAGTTGTACGAGGTCAGTACGGTGGCGGCGGCGGCGATCGTGCCGCCGCTCGGCGGCAGCATGATCAGCCCCGCCTGGTAGTCGACCACGTAGTCGCTGCCCTCGACGTAGGTGGTGCCGGCGGGCGAAGAAGTCACCACGACTTTGGAGACGTTCTCGTGGCCGAGGCTGATGACCTGTGCGCTGGTCGAGGCGGGAAACGTATGCGATTGCGCGCTGACCACGGTCGCGCCCGAGCCGTCGCTTAGCGAGACCGAGTTGTCGTCGACCGCGAAACAGAGCATCCCGACCTGCGGCTGCGCGATCGATCCGTCGTTGACCGCGTAAAGATAAACGCCGCGCGCGCAAATCACCGAGATCGCGCCCGCTGCGCCGGCCGGCAGATTGGTCCCGGGAATCGTTGCCGACGACACATTGAGCGCGTCCTGTCCGGGCATCCCGAGGTAGATTCGCTCGGCGCGGCCGACGATCCGCAAGCCCGCGGCGGAAGCGGCGGGCACCGCGTTGCCGTTCGCGTTGAGCGCCACCATCGAGCCCAGGTAAACCGTGGTGTTGGCCTCGACCGGGTAATTCTGCGTCCGCCCGAAGTCGGCCATCTCGGGCGTATTGCGTGAGCTGCTTAGAGCCGCCATTTCGTCACCTCTTTAGATCCTGCCTATGCCTGTACGGCCGCGGCGCGCGCGTCCGGTCTAGTCGTTGCCGCGGTTGAGCCGCTGAAAATCGCTCCGGCCCGAGCGCTTGCGCCCGAGGTAGTCTTCGGGGCTCAAGCCGAGCTGCGCACAGATCGCGGTCTCGGTGGCCGTCAGCGCGGCCGTCGCGGCGAGGGCCGGTGGCGGAGGAGTAAAGGTCGCGGCGGCGGCGCTCTCGAAGGCTCCGCCGAAAGCCGCGGGCTGGCGCGCGGCGAAGGCGCCGAAGCCCTTGAAGTCGGCCTGGCAGTAAGAGATCGCCCACTGCCGCTGCGCCGGAATCAGCTTGCCCGCCTTGATCGCGTCGTCGACCGCGCGCTCGGCGCGCTCGCGGGCGCGCTCGACCCGCAACTGATTGAGCTCTCCGAGCACGCGCTGGAACTGCGCGACCGCGACGTAGCGGGCCGGATCGGCGCCGGCTCCGGCCCCGGCGGCCTGCATCGCGCCGGCGTCGCGGTCGTCATCGCGGTCAGCGCCTTGCGCGCCATCGCGCTCGCCGCCTTCATCTTCGTCGCCGTGGGCGCTTTCGTTGAGCGCCCGCACTGCCGCGAGGACCTCTTCGGGCGAACTGTCGTCCCCGAGCCCGAGCATTTCGCACAACTGTTGCAGCAGCGTGTCCATCGCTTCGCCCCCTTGGCCGAGTTCGGCGCCGGTCGTGGTGCCAGCGCGGCGTCCGTGCTGAACTTCCGCGCCTGGCGCACCCATTCCAGCCACCGCGCGCGCCGAGATCGCGGTCAGATAGAGATTCGGATTGTTGGTGAGTCCCGCCCGCAAAAGACGCGTGACCGCGCCGTCAGGCGAGTATTGGAAGACCGGCGAGATGTAGCGGTACTCGCGTGAGGTGATCGCCTTGGCGCCATGCGGGGTCCATTCCACGCGGCCCCACAGCGCGCCGTCGCGCTCCGCGAGTCCGCGGATCCATCCGGCGGCAGGCGCGGGACGGCCCTTGGGCGCGGCGAAGTCGGTCGCGTGGTCGTAGTCGATCGGAACGCCGGCGGTCAGCCCGAGCGCGTCGGTCGCTGCGATCACGCGCGCCGGATCGGCCAGCCGAAACGGCCCGCGGCCGTCGCGTCCGCTGAACTCGCCCGCCGGGATCAGCATCACCCACTGCGGCGGCGCGCTGGAGGAAAGATCGGCGTCCTCGATTGCGGTGCCGTGGACCGCGAGCGGGCCGCCCCGTTCGATAAGCTCTGTGGTCTTGAAGTGCGTCACGTCCATCGCGCGGAAGTCTGCCCGAATTCGCGAATGTGGATAAGGGTGAAATATTTCACCCCTATGCGCGGACATGCCGGACGTCGGAGGGAGAGTTGCGAAAAAAAACGCAGGCGGAGCGCTCCGCCTGCGTTGTAAGTCAGTTGCGGCCGTGGCCGCTCAACGAATCAGATCTGACCGCTCACCGCGTCCTCGCGCATGGTCGGGGCGGGCCGCTTCTCGATCGGCGTCCATTGCCGAAGCTTCTCGCCGATATAGATCTGGCGCGGGCGTGCGATCTTCTGTTCCGGATCGCGCACCATCTCGGCCCACTGCGCCATCCATCCCGAGGTTCGCGGTATCGCGAACAGCACCGGGAACATCGTCATCGGGAAACCCATCGCCTGGTAGATGATCCCGGTGTAGAAGTCGACGTTGGGGTAGAGGCGATGCGAGACGAAGTATTCGTCCTCGAGTCCGATCTTCTCCAGCTCCAGCGCGATATCGATCAGCGGGTTGCGGCCGGTGATCTCGAAGACCTCGTAGGCGAGCCGCTTCACGATCTTGGCGCGCGGGTCGTAACTCTTGTAGACGCGATGGCCGAAGCCCATCATCTTGCGCTCGCCGGCCTTGACGCTCTTGATGAACTCCGGCACGGCCTTGACCGAGCCGAGCTCGGTCAGCATCCGGATCACCGCCTCGTTGGCGCCGCCGTGCAGCGGGCCGTAAAGGGCCGCGGTGGCCGCCGCGACGGCGGAATAAGGATCGACCTGCGAGCTCCCCACCGAGCGCATCGCGTTGGCCGAGCAGTTCTGCTCGTGGTCGGCGTGCAGGATGAACAGGATATCGAGCGCGCGCTCGAGTGTCGGGTTGGGCTGGTAGCGCAGCTCGGTCATCTTGAACAGCATCGAGAGAAAATTGCCGGCGTAGCTGAGATCATTGTCGGGATAGACGTAGGGCAGGCCGCGCGTGTGACGATAAGCCCACGCCGCCAGCGTCGGCAGCTTGCCGATCAGCCGGCGGGTCTGCAAGCGCCGCGATTCGAGGCTCATGATCTCCTTGGCGTCGGGATAGAACGTCGACATCGCGCCGATCGTCCCCACCAGCATCCCCATCGGATGCGCGTCGTAGCGGAAACCCTGCATGAAGTTCTTCAGATTCTCATGCACCATCGTGTGGGTCTTGATGTTCTCTTCCCAGGCGCGGTAGTGCTGCTCGTTCGGCAGTTCGCCCTTGACCACCAGGTAGGCGACCTCGAGGTAGTTGCTGTGCTCGGCCAGTTCCTCGATCGGATAGCCGCGGTAGCGCAGGATGCCTTTTTCGCCGTCGATAAAAGTCACCTTGCTCCTGCACGAAGCGGTGTTGGTGAAGGCCGGGTCGTAGGACATCAGGCCAAAATCCTCGGGTCCGGTCTTGATATCGCGGAGTTTGGCGGCGCGGATCGCGCCGCCTTCCTCGATCGGAATCTCGTATTGTTTGCCAGTGCGGTTGTCGGTCACGGAGAGCGTGTTTTTTGCCATGAGCGTTTCCTTCTGTCGCGCGAATCGTCTCTATGATCGGCAGTCTTGCCCGATCGGGGGTCCAAGACAAGTGCGCCAATCAACATATATACAGTT